CCAGCACTAGCGGTACCAGTAAGAATTGGGTCGCTAATAGTTGGAGATGTTAAAGTTTTGTTTGTAAGAGTTTGTGTCTTAAGTGTACCTACTACGTCACCTTCACCTGATGCAATACCGTGCATAGACTGAGCATTACCACTACCATCATTATAAGAAGCAGAAGCCTGTGTGTGTAGGTTAGCGTCACGATAGTCACGACCAATTGCCATATGGCGAACAACCGCACCTGCTGAGTGTTCTTGTGCAGATGAACCATCAATAGCACGAGTAATTGTAAAGGTGTTGGTTGATACCGCAGTAGCATCTACAATTTCTTCAAGGGCTGTATCTGGGTCAAGAACTAATGTAAATGTTCTTCCTGCTGGGATTGTTACACCACCTAGTAAAGCAGTTCCTGATACAACAGTTATTGATGTTGTACCAGCAGTAATCGCTGAAGTCAGAGTTGTCTGCTGTGAGCGAGATGAGTATTGGCGAGTTGTCATTTATGTTCCTATCGGCTGTAGTGAACTCGTGGGGGATATTGACCTTGTATGGCTGCAATTTCTTCTTTTAGACGTTGAGAATAAAGTGCATAAAGTTGTTTTGTTGCGCTGGCTGCAGCGTTGTATGGGCGCTTGCCATCTGTCTCATCAGCCTGTGGGCTGACCTGACCTGCTCGTGCTGGGTCAAGATATGTTAACAATCTATATGAAGCACCTAGAACAACAATATCTTTAGATGACTCAGCATAACCAGTAACGGTTGTGTAAACATCATTAGCGTTTACAAAGGTGTCAGGTGTAGTTAGGTAAACAACCTTAACTATACGACCTGCTGTAATATAATCTGAGATAGTTACTGTTTGAGCACCACTACCCCAGACACTTGAGTCTGCGAATGAATCAAAGTCCCAACGTCGTATTGGAATCCATTCTTCTGTAGGACCAACATCTTGCCAGTCAAGGCGAATAATGCGGTCAATGTCTAAATTATTAAATCCATAAGTATTTACTGCTGCATTGTAGGTAAATGTAGTTTGCTTAACAGCCAACAATTGTGAACCCATTGCAGCGATTGTGTCGTTAATCGCCCTCTGTATTGAGAATCGTGGAAAGATTGGAGAGATTGTAACCTTAGTATCTATAGCGTGAGTAGTAGCAGTAGTACCTAAATAGCCTCTACCGTATGGAGCAATAGTTGCAGTATTAGCAACACGGTCAAAAGAGTCAACCCAAAACAATTCACTATCAATCTCAAGTACACCTTTACCTACGTTATCTGTAGAACCCAAACTTAGAATAGTTGGATTACTACTAGGTGATGTAGTAGATGTAACTGCAGATGATAAATATGTAGAACGCTCTTGCTGGAAAGTATATCCAGACAAGTTCATTAATACTTCATCAATAAGATTTGATAGTGTGGTTGCCATTAGATGCTCCTCAATGCGTCAACTGCTGATAAATTTGTTGTCCCAGCCAACTCATTACAAATAGCATTAAGAGCCTTAAAGTCATCAGGTTGACGGTTAGCGTCTGCTTTGTAATTAAGCGCACCAATTAATGCTTTGCCAGATGTACTAGCCCAAGCATTTGCAGCACCAACGGCTGCTAAATATGAAGTTAGAACTGGATAAGTTCCACCATTTGCAAGACGATTAAGTTCATCTACGAACGAACTACCTGCTGTACCTGCCATTACTTAGCCTTTCTTTTTACCGCAGCGTTATCTACCAAATTTGGATATGGTCTACCTGCTGCTTTAGCCCTTGCTTTTGCTCTAGCCTTTTGTGCTGGAGTTAATGGAGTAGATTTCTTATTAGGGTTTTTCTTTTCCCAAAACTTTTTCTTTTTCACCATTTCACCTTATCTGCCCAGTATGCTGCAGACATTTTGCCTTTAGCAATATTTGCTTTATGACGTGCCTTAAAAGATTTCTGACGAGCCGTTGGCTTCTTATCCCCAGTTACACCCTGTTGACCAAATCGGATTGTCTTTACTTGATTTCCTTCTTTAGCCACAACTACGTGTGACTTAGTAGGATGATTAGGAGTTCTCTTTGGTTTATTAAAACCAGATACTCCTGCTCTCTTTAATCTTGAGTCTTTCATTTATTTCCCCTTAATAACTTCTTTGGTCTTTGGGTCAAGGCGCATCTTTTCACGCCCATCTTTACGAAGAATAACAATTACACCGTCTCGTATAATTGACTTATTCCAACCGTCGTGACGTTTACGTTGACCCGAAGACATTACTTCTTTTTCTTCTTAGACATCCCAGCCTGAGATAGAGCAATAGCAACTGCTTGTTTCTTAGACTTTACCATTTTTTTAGATTTACCAATGTTAAGAGTTCCAGCCTTGTACTCTTTCATAACCTTGGAAATTTTCTTTTTTGCTGCTGCTTTTTTCATTACTTCTTTTTGCCCATTTTCTTCATTGCAACTTTTTTAACAGTCTTCTTCATAACCATTTTCTTACCTGATTTCTTGGCTTCTTTCTTTGCCATAGCCATTCCTTTTTTGCCGTAAGAAAATTCTTTTCCGTTTACCATTGGCATTATATTTGTCCTATCTCTTTCATTACTTGTGCGGTTTTGGTTGTTATCTTTTCTGCCGAAATCATTGAGTTACCGTTGTAAGGTTTACCCAACGCTTCGGAAGCCTTATGTGCTGCTTCTATCTTTTGCATAGTAGTACCGCCAGGCTGTATGCCTTGGCGTCTTGCTTCTTTATAAGCATCCATCTCTTTATTATACTTCTTCTTGCTCATAAAAGATTGACTATTAGCATCACCAGTACTTAATTGTAATCCTTTAGCCTTGCATCCAAAACAAGGGTCAGAATCACAGTTACTATGGTCTATTATAAAAACTTCTTCTTTACTTGGGAATGGTTCAGGTGATGTGGCATCACACTCAGTACATCCATATAAGGATACATACTGTTTCATCTGACCATCTTTTAATTCATAACCCCACTCAAGAACTTTACTTTTGTGGTCGCATTCCATACTGCCCCCTATTGTGCTATGAAATTATCTGATGTAACTCCTACGTTTCCATTCTCAAGAGCGGTCTTAGTTGCATCATCTACTACGTATTGATAACCACCACGATATACCTGTGGGTATTGTGATAGGTCCTCATCTAATGGATAACGAATTTGTTTATAAGTTCCACTAGGTTGCATAACAATTGTTAAGCCTCTGTCTAATCTAAAGAAATCAAAAAGACGGTGCTGTCCTGCTGGACCTTCCATTGTGGTAGGTGTTTTAAAAAGCCAATCAGTCATAAGTCCTCCTAATGAACTCACCACAAGATACTGCAACGTATTCGCCGTATGAACAGTATCCTGCAGTCAATCAATTAAAGAGCAGCGATTGAAGAACCAGATGTGATTCTGTATAGAGCCTCATCACGGTAAACAGCGAAGCCAAGTACGCCGTACCAACCCATTGGGCGGAAGCGCATTAACTTATCTGTTACGTTACCGATAACGATATGTGGCTCTTCTGCAACAGCCTCAGCCATTGCTTGTGAACCGCAAACGATTGTATCGAATACACGAGTTACTGGAGTTACAGTTACAACTGTTGTTGTAGTTACTGCACCAGTATTTGCAAGGCTAACTGTAATGGTTGTTGTTGAACCATTTGTTGAGATGTCAGAAATCAAAGCGCCAGTAGCGATATTTGTTCCTGCAATCTTATCTCCGACCTCTGCACGAGATGCAATTACTGATGAAGAAGCAACGCCGAATGTAAATCCAGCAGAAGTTCCTGCAACTGTTACTGCAGTTGTAGCAAGAGCGGTTTGGTTAGCACCTGATTTTGCGCTGTAAAGACGTGGGGATTCTACGAAGAATGCACCTTCGTAATCTCCAATTTCGCCAGCCCAGATGTTCTTAACTGCTGGGTCTGATTGTGCGTGAACGAAGTTCCAGCCCAAGTTTCCAGTCTCAGCACGAAGGTCGTGTGAAACTTCTGGGTGAATACCAGTCCAGTATAATGAACCACGACGTGCCTTAGCCTTGTTAGAACGTAGACGAGCAACAGCCTTACGGATGTCTGCTGAGTCAATTGTATCTGTGGCTGCAACAGTTGCTACAGATGTTGCGACACCTGAGAAAATGTTGTTTGTACCAGAACGTAGTGTGGTCATTGCAACCTGGTCAATTGAGTCTGCCAAGTTGTAAGCGATAATGTTAGCGATTGCAGGGTCTACATCTGCTAATGAGAATAACTCAAGAGCACGTGTAACTAGAACTGCATTGCCGTACTCATTTAGAGTAACTGTTACAGATGTTGGAGTAGACAATGCTACTGCATCTGGGTCAGTTGTTTCTGTTAGAGTTGATGTAGCAGCGTTAAGGTCTGTGTACTTTTGTAGTACTACTGTTTGACCTGGCATTGCTTGGCGTGCTGGACGCTTATCTGCGACTGAACGAATTAGTGGTTCGGCGCGGAGAGCGAATTCCAGAAGACGGTCATACGCCTTCTGTACAAGACCAGCACCACCTACGGTACCGCCTAGCGAGGTGCTAGAGGTATCTGTATATTGGTTGGGCATTGTTTAGTCTCCTATGACTATGAACGGATAAGTTATTGCTGCGAACGGAGCAGGTCTAATATTTCTTCCGTAGATGAAGCATTGTTCAATCTGGATTCAATATTTTCTGCTCTGTCGGGAGTAATTGCACTCTGAGTTAAAACGTCTTGCTGACGTAATGTAGCAATATCGGCGTTTACTTGCGGAGTGTTTGTAGTCTGTAACCCAAATAAGTCTGAATTATCTTCGAGCCAGTTAGAAACTGCATCTTCAGATACTTCTTCTAAATCTTTCAGGATTAGACGTGCAGCCTTTTGATTTACTCCCTTTTTTTCTAGGACTGATTTGACGGTTTGCTCACGCTGCGCCTTGGAGAATCCCTCAAGTTGCTCAGTAAGTTCCTTAATACGTTTCTCATCTGCTCGTTTGGCTTTTATTAGTTTCT